GCGGGGTTTAGATAATGGCTGATACGCGTAAATTGATGGTCAAAAACCGCTTAGAAGAACAGCGTAAAATGGAAAAAGTCAGTGACGATTTTCTCAACAAACCTAATGCTGATTTGGGCGACACTATGTGGGCGGCAGATCGCAACGAAACAAGTCAGAAGAATGGAAAAGTATCTTCTAAATACAGTTCGGTATCGTTTGATGACAAAGGTAACTATCTAAAATCATCAGATAATGATGGTGTAGTTTCCCAAGATTTTAAGAAGCTAGGCGTACCTATAAAAAGCGGTAGACAGTTACAAGCGGAAGCCGACGCCGCAAAATCCGATGAAATGGGCTACGCAAAAGGCGGTAAAGTTAAATCAGCATCAGCCCGTGCCGACGGCTGTGCAATTCGCGGTAGAACAAGGGCTTAAAAATGGCTGACAAAGATCTTGATCTAAGTTTTCAACCCCAGTTTCTTGCGCTTGAAAAAGACTTTCAAGTTGGCGGTGGACGTTTAACTGGAAAGAAACAATTAGATGAGGGTGACGAGCTCGAGGCATATGCTGATTTAATGGGCATGCGCGGCGACAATATTAAGGGCGGTGTCAAAGTTCCTGGCGTTGGAGCAAAGTATCGCAAGAAGCTGGATAAAGATTCTTCTCTAGAGTTTTATGGAGAGAAAAGAGAAAAGAATATGGGTGAGCCGTGGCAAGCTGGGGTTACATATAACCGCCAATTTAAAAAAGGCGGCAAAGTTAAATCAGCCTCTGAGCGTGCTGACGGCATTGCAATTCGCGGCAGAACAAAGGCTTAATAAGCAATACCTACATTTGATAGATAACATGCGCATGGCAAGAACTACATAGTAAAGGCAAACAATATGGCACAAGGTGGCGGAGCAGCAGGTGGAATGGGCGGTAGCCCTATGGGCGCTTCCACAGGAGGCACGGGCAGTCAATCGACGCCAAATATGGGTGGCGGTATAGCCAACTCTACTAACTCCACCACTACACAAAACATAATGGGGGGTCAGCAAGGCGGTTTCGGCGATATGGGCGGCTACAGTGGCGGGTACAGTGGCGGGTACGGCGGTATGGGCGGGTACGGTGGTTTTGGTGGCCAGCAGCAAGGTCAGGGCCAAATTCCTGAATTTGTCAGCCCGTTTTTCCAGCAGATGCAGCAAATGCGGCAGCAACAGCCCCAACTCAATCAACTCGGCGATAGCGGTAGCGCTGTCCCTCAAAATACTACCAGTAACGCTGCGCCTCAAAATACTACCAGTAGCGGTAGCGCTGCACCTCAAGATACTACCGGAGGGTTTGGGTTTAACGCAGGGAATTATATGAGTGCCACAGGAACCCCTATTCCGTGGTATTTACAAGCCGCAAATTATAATTTACCTGATGCACAAAAAGCACGTGTCATAGCTGGGGTAAATAGCACGGGCCCAACCGCATCTATGACCGGAGGGATGCAAGACCAGCCTGGGGCTGCACCTGCCGCTGCCTCATCAGAAGGAATTGCGGCTGTGCAGGAAAGTGAACAAACGAGCCAAAAAAATCAAAACAATAAAAAGAAATCAGAGCTACCCACAGGCACACTTGAAATGTTGTACTCGGCGTATTTAAATCGCGCTCCTGACAAAGGGGGCTTAGAGTATTGGAATGAAAAATTTGGTTCTACCATTGATCCTAATGAGGTTGCTGAGTTTATAAATGCGGCAGCACCAGAATTAGCGGCAAAAAAAACCCAAGTGGTAAAGAAAGATAAGCCAAAAAAAAATAACAATAAAAAAGCTAAACCAGTCGAAGCCCCTAAAGACCTTACAGACTTTAGCAGAATGGGGCAGGCTGGACAGTTTGGTGGCCACGGATTTGCACAAGGTTTGCAAAACTACGTTGGTCAGCAGTACGGAGACTACGCATACAACCCTGCTAACCAAACGTTTTATAAGAAGGGAAATAAAAACAGTAAGGGTCCGACGCTTGAACAAATGCTACAGCAAGGCCGTGCTGCGGGTTATAAAATGGCAAGTGGTGGAATCGCCTCATTGCGTCGCAAAGGATAAATAATGGCCCAGACCACAGGAACTACCGTTTTCAATCTCAATATGAACGACCTCATCGAGGAGGCGTTCGAGCGTTGTGGTCAAGAACTTCGTACGGGCTACAACTTTCGCACAGCGCGACGTTCGCTAAATTTGCTAACGATTGAGTGGGCAAATCGTGGTTTGAACTTCTGGACTGTTGAACAGGGCCAGATTCCTATGGTGACAGGGCAAGCTATCTACCCCATGCCTACGGACACAATCAACCTGCTGGACATGGTAATCCGCCAGAGCAACGCCACATCTAACCAGATTGACATCAACATCAGCGGTATCTCTGAATCGACCTATATGAGCTTGCCAAACAAGTTGGCACAAGGTCGCCCTATTCAAGTCTGGTATAACCGTCAGTCAGGACAGGAAAACCTGACAGATGTTGTGCTGGCAGCAAATATAAGTAGCACGGACACCACTATCACGGTGTCTAATGTGGCCAATTTGACCACCGCTGGGTTTGTAAAAATTGACAGTGAAACCATCAGCTACCCTAACGTAGACCCGGTGAATAATCAGTTATTGAACTGCGCCCGTGGGCAAAACGGTACAACTGCCGCAGCGCACACTGCTGGCCCTGCCGCCTTCTTAACGGGGCAGAACTTGCCTGCAATTAACGTGTGGCCAACACCTAACTCACCCGGTGACCAGTACATGTTTGTGTACTACCGCATGCGCCGTATTCAGGACGCTGGCACAGGTACTTCGATTCAGGATATCCCGTTCCGGTTTATTCCTTGTATGGTGGCTGGGCTGGCGTATTTGTTGAGCATGAAGCTACCAAACGCTGACCCTAATCGTGTGATGGGGCTGAAGGCAGATTACGAACAGCAATGGGAATTGGCCCAATCTGGAGACCGCGATACGTCTCCATTAAGATTCGTGCCAAGGAACCTTTTCTATGCCTAATCGGTTTTCTTCGGGCAAACATGCAATTGCTGAATGCGACCGCTGCGGCCAGCGTTACATGCTCAAAGAGTTGCGTACGCAAACCGTTAAGACAAAGCCTTTTAAGATTAAGGCTTGCCGCGCTTGCTGGGACCCCGATCAGCCACAGTTGCAACTGGGTATGTATCCGGTTAACGACCCGCAAGCTGTGCGTGAGCCGCGTCCTGACGTAAGCTACCAAGTCTCTGGGCAAAGTGGCCTGCAAATTTTGACGACAGACAGTGTGGCCGTAGATGGCTTTGGTTACCCAGAGGGTGGTAGCAGGGTGTTTCAGTGGGGTTGGGCACCAGTGGGCGGTGCAAGCGGGTTTGATGAAGTTTTAACACCAAATTATTTGGTGTTAGCGTTAGAACTTGGTACAGTTACGGTTACAACGACATAAGGAGTCGAACATGGACAAAAAAGATTTAGCACAGGATAAAAAGATGGTGGCTGGTGCTGTGCATAAGCACGAGAAAAAGCTGCATCCCGGCCAACCTATGACTAAGTTTGCCAAAGGCGGCAAGACAAACGAGCAGATGAAATCTCTGGGGCGTGGTCTAGCTAAAGTTGCTAATCAAAAATCTGGCGCAAGAGGTCGATAATGGCTAAATTCTCACAAAAACAAGGCGGCAAAGAAGTCGGCCAAGCCGAGGTCTACGCGCAACCACATACTATGGATGGTAAGTCCGGTGTAGATATTAAAAACAGCGGGTATCAAGGTGGTAACCGGTTAAAAGCCAATGATATCAACATGTCCGTGGGCAACATCAGCCGTGATGACTACCCTGCTCCTAAGACCTCCGGCATCAAAACCCGTGGTAATGGATGCGCTACTAAAGGCACGATAGCTCGTGGGCCAATGGCATAACCATGAATTACACGGAACTTGTTGCGAATATTGCGGACATTTGTGAAAACGAGTTCACAGCGGATGAGTACGCACTGTTTACAGAGCAGGCTGAACAGAAGATTTACAACACTGTTCAGCTTGCCAACCTGCGCAAAAACGTAACGGGCACGTTAACGGTAAACAATAAATATGTGTCTTGCCCCGGTGATTTCCTGTCTACATATTCTCTGGCGGTTATTGAGAACTACGGAACAGCTACGGAGACTTATACATTCTTGCTAAACAAGGACGTAAACTACATTCGTGAAGCGTTTCCAACCCCAGCGGACACTGGTCTTCCAGCGTACTACGCAATCTTTGGCCCACAATCTACGGCAGTCAATGAGTTGTCGTTCATCCTTGGCCCTACGCCGGACAGTGCTTACAAGCTAGAACTCCACTATTACTACTACCCCGAGTCGATTGTTACCACTGGTACTTCTTGGCTTGGCGACAACTTTGACTCTGCATTGCTAAATGGCGCGTTGATTGAAGCTATTCGTTTCATGAAAGGTGAGCCTGATTTGATTCAGGTGTACCAAGGCATGTACGCACAGGCAATGGATTTGCTTAAAAATCTGGGTGATGGCAAACAGCGTATGGATGCTTATCGTGATGGTCAAGTGAGGATTCCAGTTAAATGATTGCCCAAACACTTACCACCAGCTTTAAAGCCCAGCTATATGAGGGTGTACATGATTTAGTCACGGATGTGATTAAGATCGCCCTTTACACAGCGCCAGCTAATCTTGGTGCGGATACGACAATTTACAGCGCAACCGATGAAGTTGTAGCAACAGGCTACACAGCCGGTGGAGAAGTTCTGTCGGGCATCACGGTAGCTACATTGGGCACGGTGGCCTATGTTGGGTTCCCCAACGTATCTTGGACATCGGCTTTGACTGCTCGTGGTGCGTTGATTTACAACTCCAGTCAAGGCAACAAATCTATTGCGGTGTTGGACTTTGGGTCAGACAAAACATCAACTACTACATTTACAGTGACGATGCCTGCAAACACATCGACAGCGGCGCTAA